TTTGACCTATTCTGTGTGCTCTGTCTTCTGACTGTAGCCTTTTTTCTAAATCATATCCATTAGAATAATATATAACCGTATTAGCTGCCGTTAATGTAATACCATAACCACCGGTCTGTGGATTACCAACAAAGAATCGTGCATCGGAGTTAGTATCTTGAAACTTTTGAATAGCTTCTTGTCTTTTGTCAGATGATACGGCTCCATAGTATTGAACCACAGAGTTCTCTCCATACTTTTTTTTGATAACAGAAACAATATGTTCTATATCGTAAATATAATTAGCCCAGATAATAGCCTTACCTTCTATTTCATCTAACACATCTAACAATTCTTCTAGTCTATTGTTTTTTATTTCTGTAATAGTGCCATCATCACTCTTCAAATGACCACAAGTAATTTGATGTAGCCTCATCATTTGTGTAAGTATGTGTGGAGCTGTAGCCATCTTACCTTTTATAGAAGCGAGAGCCGCGGATTTCATAGTAGAATATGCTTTGCTTTGTTCATCAGTGAGTTCTACCTGTCTTTCAATATATATTTTTTCTGGTAAATCTAGGCAGTTTTCTTTGAGAACTCTGTCAGAAAATGCTTTTAATATCTGCGATAATTCATCTAATCTTTTATAACCTGCAGGTATTTGCACTCTTCTACCACCAAAATTTCTATCCACCATAACTGCATATCTATTTCTAAATGTATAAAAAGATGTAAAGCCAAGTAAGTGTTCGTTTAAAAAAGCACATTGAGTATATAAATCTAATGGTGATTTAGTAACAGGAGATCCTGTAAGTATTCTTCTATAGTTAGCAAGTTTACCAATAGATAAAATAGATTTAGTTCTTTTAGCTGTTGGAGTTTTAATACTAGTTGATTCATCCACAGCCATCATAGTTCTGTGAGTTCTTAAAAATCTACCTGCAAAGTCTAAACCTTTCTTTGTACTAAAAGCTTCAACATTCATTATTAAGATATGTAAATCATATCCTGTTTCAAATAACGAATCATATTCTTTTTGTTTTGACTTTGAAGTTGAGGCTGTCCATAATACCATTTTAGGTTGTATGTGACTAGCTAAATGATTTGGTATTTCTTGAGTATACCAATTGTTATAAACACCTTTAGGTGCTATAATTAGCGCCCCATTTATTTTACCTTTATCATAAAGCATAGCAATATTATCAACTAATACTTTAGATTTACCTGTACCCATTTCCATAAAATAAGCAAACTCTTCTCTATCCCACGACTTTTCTAATGCAGCTAGTTGATGAGCATATGGATCTGTTTTAAATTTATAGTTCATAATTTTTTCTTCTTTCTATTGACATTGATATAATAATCTATATATCTTTGTCAACTAGAATAATAGAATGAAGAATAAAATTTTTGAATTATACAAACCTAACTCATTGCGAGAGTTTTTAGATTTTCATAAAAACAATCCTGATGAAAATTTTGTTTATGTGTTACAACATCCACCTGCAAATATAAATATTTTAGGTGCATCGGACTTTGGATACTTGGTAATTTGTTTGCCTAACTATGGTCCAGATTCTCAAATAATATTTTCATCAAGTCCTTTTGTTTTTAAAATGCAAAAAAATTTAAGAGACTTTAGAAAACAAGATTATGTATTGCTTACAGGAGATCCAGCTATTATTGGTATTTCTTGTGCGATCGTTTGTGATAAAACAAACGGCAAATTTAATCTCTTGAAATGGGATCGACGAGAGGCTAAATATTATCCAATAAATTTCGATCTCTATCAGAAAGGATAACAATGAGTATAAAACAAAAGATAAAAGTTAAAACTTTTACTGGTAGTGGTACGTTTAATATTGCTGAAGAAATGGTTAAAGATTCTAAAGATCTTTTAGATTCAGTAGAAGTAACCACTATAGCTGCAGAGTGTCAAAAGTTAAAACAAAAAGAAGACGAGATTGCAGATCTAGAAGATAAACTAAAAGCTAAAAAACAAGAGGCGGATGATATTAGTTCTAGGGTTATACCAGAACTATTAGCAGAACAGAACTTAACTGAAATAAAGTTAGGTGATGGGTCTGCAGTATCAGTTAAAAAAGAATTTAGGTGCACTCTTCCAAAAGATGAAGCGAAGAGAGAAGCAGCCTATCAATGGCTTCGTGACAATAAGTTAGAGGATATTATTAAAAACAATGTCTTTGTAACTTTTGGTCGTGGAGAAGATGACAAGGCGGAGCAATTGCTTAACCTTGCGGCAGAGAATGGGTTTGAACCACAACAGAAATCTGATGTGGCCTGGGCTACATTAACTGCCCTTTTCAAGGAGCGTGTCGAGGCCGGTCTCGACATGCCTTCTGAAGTCTTTAATACATGGATTAAAGACAAAACTAAAATAAGCCGGAAAAAATAATGGAGGAAAATAATGGCTAATGAAGTAATGGCTAAAAAAGACACTGGATCTATTGCCCTGTTTGGCAATGATGCAGCTAAAGGTTTTGATAATATGACGCAAGATGATCTTGCGTTACCATTTGTCAGAATCTTGGGACAGCTATCACCACAGGTAACTGATGGTGATGCAAAGTATATAGAAGGTGCCAAACCTGGTATGATCTATAATACTGTTACCAGCGAACTATACGATGGTAAGAAAGGTATCAAGGTTATTCCTTGTTACTACAAGAAAGATTATCCAGAGTGGTCGGATAGAGGGGATGGACCTGGTGCTCCTGTGGCTATCCACTTACCGAACAGTCCGATAATCACAACAGGTAAGAGAGACGGCTCAAAGATTAGATTACCAAATGGTAATTATCTTGAAGAGACGGCATCTTACTATGTAATGGTTGAGACAAGCACTGGAGGTTATACTCCAGCTCTGATTACTATGAAATCAACTCAACTAAATGTCAGTAAAAAATGGAATTCTATGATGAAAACCATACAAATACCTGACGGAAAAGGTGGTTTCGTGATACCACCGATGCATGGGGTTGTGTATAATCTAGCATCTACACTACAAAAGAACGACAAAGGTTCTTGGTATGGATGGGTTGTTACACAAGACAGAATATTAGGACAATCAGATAAGGCTTTGTATTTAAGTGCAAAGGATTTTTCTGGAAATGTTTCTAAAGGTAACGTGCAGACAAAAGCAGATGTGGAAGAGAAAGTATCGGATTCAACTCCGTACTAGTCCAAATAGAGGGGGATTGAGAAATCCCCCTTTACAAAAAATTTAGAAATGATAATGAAAAAAGATAAATTCAAAAATATATTTAGTGGACTAACAATAGCATATGGACAATATCAACCAGGAAATCGCGGCGAAAACGGAAAGCAACAAGGCAAAGCTTTTATTGTTCGTAAACCAGTTACCGACGAACTCTGGGAAAACCATCTCACAGGAAAAGGTCCAGCCTTGGGCATCATCCCCATTACGGAAAACAATGATTGTAGGTGGGGGTGTATTGATATTGACGAATATAACTTTGATCATACTAGCCTCGTTAAAAGTATTCGGAATCTTAAACTTCCTTTAATAGTCTGCCGATCTAAATCTGGTGGAGCACACGTTTTTTTATTTACCAAAGAAAATATTCCTGCATCTTTGATGCAATCAAAACTAAAACAATTTGCAAAAGTTTTAGGATATGAAGGTTCAGAAATATTTCCTAAACAAACAGAGATACTTGTAGAACGTGGGGATACAGGTAACTTTTTAAATCTTCCCTACCACAATGAGATGAAAGGATTACGATATGCTATTAACGATAATGGCACCGGTTGTACACTTGAGGAATTTTATAAGCTCTATGATGTTTACAGCTGCACCAAAGAAACCGTTGAAGAAATTAAAACGGAAGAAAAAAAAATAGAAGAAGCATTTCCTAGTGGTCCTCCTTGTTTGAATAAACTTGCAACAACAGGTTTTGGGGAGGGCTCTAGAAACAATGCACTATTTAACATAGCAGTTTATTACAAACAATCTATGCCAGATACTTGGGAGGATGAAATTGTAAAAGCAAATCAAAAATATATGGAACCTTCATTAAGTAATAGTGAAGTTCAACAACTAATTAAATCAGTTAATCGAAAAGGTTATGATAAGTATAGATGTAAAGATGCACCGATTAATGCAGTATGTCAATCTGGTTTATGTAGAACAAAAAGATTTGGTGTAGGATTCGGTGAAGAAGAAATGCCTGTATTGGGTAACTTAACTAAATATAAATCAAATCCACCACAATGGTTTTTAGATGTTAGTGGAACGCGGATCGAATTAAAATCAGAACAACTTTATAGTCCACCTTTATTTGCATTAGCTTGCCTAGACCAAGCAAACTTAATTGTACCTGTGCCAAAACCAAAAGATTGGAAACAATATTTTTTAAAACCAATGATGGGAAATTTACAAGAAGTAGAACCATTAGAATCATTAGATCCTATAAACGAACTTACAGGACTACTTCAAGATTGGACTACTAATAGACAAGCTGCAAGAACTCTTGATGATGTATTTAATAAATTACCATACACAGATGACAAAAGAGAATTTACTTATTTTAGAATGGAGGACTTTTATAATTTCTGTAAAAAAAATCATTGGGATATGGATAAAATAAAAACAGGAAATTTAATTAAAAGATTAGAAAATATATTTATAGAAGAAACTAGAATGACAATTAAGAAACAACAACCAAGACTTATAAAGATTAAAACTATGAAAAAGATAGAAGCTAGTTTATCTAAAGTCGCTTACCAACAGGATAACTTCTAATGAAAGATGATCAACTAAAACTCTTTATGGAAAAAGAAGAAGTTTTTAAAAATGTGCAAACAAATACTAAACCAATTGATGTTGCAGAAATAATTTCCAATCACAATATAATTAAGAATCAATATTTTATTTACCCAACAGAAGGCAGACATCCTTTTTATGGTTATCACGAAAGATTAAATACAATAGATTTTCCCTACATTTTAAATACAAACTATAGAGACAAAGGTGTTTCAGAACATCATCACGTAGTTATCAGAGATACTATTGAGTATCCTTATGTAATGTTAAGAACAACAGATACTACTAAAAAAGGTGGCACTAGAACTTGTAGTATTTGTATACATAAACTAGCAGCTAGAGCTTTTTTAAATCCAGGTAATTTAGATCCATATGATTATGATGTGACTGTGGTTGACCATAAAGATAGTAAACCATGGAACTATAGACTTAACAATTTAAGATTTGTAACTCGATCAGAAAATTCTAAAGGTGCAAGAGCAAGAACTAAAGAAGAAATTTTTAAAGTAGGACTTTTAAAAGGATTATTTTAATGAAATATTCTAAAGATATAGGTGTTAATTGGCACTTAAGATTTAGAAAGGAGATACTTAAACTTACACAGGAATTAGAAATAGTGCAAGCAAAGTTAAATATAGCAGAAAGGAAACTAAAAAAATATGAGAACAATAATACTAGGACCACCAGGTACAGGAAAAACAACAACGTTGTTAAATTTAGTAGATGAATTTATACAACAGGGCATTAGACCTAAACAAATAGGATACTTTTCTTTTACTAGAAAAGCAGCTGTTGAAGCAGCCACTAGAGCCGCAGCTAAATTTGGTTTAGATGTAGAGAATGATTTAGATAATTTTAGAACACTACATTCCTATGCATTTAGACAACTAGGAATGACAAAAGAAAAAATGATGAAGACAGAAGATTACAAAGAGTTTGGTCAAAAGTGTGGCATACCAATTAAGACTGCATCTTATTCTGCAGACGATGGTACATTTAATTCTGATAATGAATACTTAACAATCATAAATACAGCTGCAGTTAAGAGAATGGATTTGTTAGAATACTATGATTCTCGTCAAAACATTTTAGATATTGAACGCAATACTTTATATCTTTTATCTGAAGAACTAAAAAGATTTAAAAAAGAAAAAGGTCTTAAAGATTTTAATGATTTATTAGAAGACTTTATTAAACAGGAATCTACAAATAGATTTGAAGTATTGTTTATTGATGAGGCACAAGATTTATCGTTGATACAATGGGATATGGTTAGAAAGCTTTGGTCAAATGCAAACAAAACTTACATTGCAGGTGATGACGATCAAGCTATATTTAAGTGGGCAGGTGCAGATGTGGATCATTTTATAGCGCTCAAAGAAGAAGTTGATGACATTAAAACATTAGAACAATCTTACCGTATACCTGGTGGACCTATACACGAACTATCACAACACATTATAGGTAAAGTACAAAATAGATTTGATAAACAATACCGACCTAGAGATGATGAAGGTATTCTTCGCAGATACTCTGACATTACACAAGTAGATATGTCGGAGGGTAATTGGTTAGTATTATCTTCGGCTAATTATTTTTTAGATGATGTAAAAGATTTATGTGAACTTCAAGGGTGGTACTATCAATACAAAGGAAGAAATTCTATCCCATTAAAATTATTGTTAGCATTAAACAATTGGGAATCGTGGAGAAAAGGAGAACTTCTTAATCATCTTGAGATAAAAAATATTTACGAATATTTAGGAGCAAATGTATTAGAAGGATTTAGAAAAGGTAAAACATTGCACTCTGAAGAAAAATATACATTAGAAGATTGTAAAGCTAAACACGGATTAATAACCGATAAAGTATGGTTCGAATCTTTTGAAGGATTAGATACCATAACTGAAAACTACATTCGTAATATGAGGGCGAATGGAGAACAGATAAATAAAAACCCTCGTATAATAATGTCAACCATACACGGAGCGAAAGGAGGAGAAGCCGACAAAGTATTATTAATGCAAGATTTAACTAATGCAGCTCTTGAAACATTTAGTAACGATCCAGATGAACTACATAGATTATTTTATACTGGAGCGACGAGAGCGAAGCGTGAATTACATGTCTTGGATCCTAAAAACTTTGATCGTGCTTATATACTATGACCAACAAAGATTTATTTAAAGGTACAACATACGATTCTTTAGAAAAGCAGGTCGGTGGGAAACACTATCGTAATATGAAAATTCAACCTGCACATTTTATAAATGAAAACAAGTTGCTTTTTGCAGAAGGGAACGCTATAAAATACATATGTAGACATCAGTCGAAGGGAAAAGAAGAGGACGTGAAGAAGGCAATACACTATTTAGAAATGATATTGGAAAGGGATTACTCGTGAGAAGTACTCAAATACCTCTGTTCACACCAGAAACAGAATGGGTTATGCCAGAAGAATTAAAAGATCTTCAAGGATATAAGGAAATAGCAATTGATTTAGAAACGAATGATCCAAAACTTATAGAGTTGGGATCTGGTAATGTTACCGGTAACGGACACGTTGCAGGAATTGCTGTAGCTGTTGAAGGATGGTCTGGTTACTTTCCTATTCATCATGAATCTGGTGGCAATCTAGATAAGAAATTAGTTTACTCTTGGTTACAAGATATACTTAATCAAACAGATACAACATTTATATTTCATAATGCAATGTATGATGTGTGTTGGTTGAGAACAGAAGGTCTTATTGTTAAAGGTAAAATTGTAGATACAATGATAGCAGCATCTTTAATTGATGAGAATAGATTGTCTTATCAACTAAATACTTTATCTAAATATTATATTGGTATTGGTAAAGATGAAAACATTTTAAATGCAGCTGCAAAAGAATATGGTTTAGATCCAAAGAAAGATATGTGGAGACTGCCTGCACTATTTGTAGGACAATATGCAGAGAGAGATGCAGAGGCTACACTTAAACTTTGGAAAAAATTAGAAACAGAATTATACAAAGAAGAACTATGGGATATATTTAATCTTGAGACTAAATTATTTCCTTGTCTTGTTGATATGAGATTCAAAGGTGTAAGAGTTGATCTTGAAAAAGCTGACAAAATTAAAAAAAATCTTATACAAAGAGAGTTAAAAATTGTCAGTAAAATCAAGAGTTTAACAGGAGTTGATGTAGAAATACATGCAGCTAGATCTATTGCTAAAGCTTTTGACAAACTTAAACTTCCATATGATAGGACAGAAAAAAGTAATGAACCAAGTTTTACAAAAAACTTTTTACAAAATCACCCACACGAATTACCAAAACTAATTGCAGATGCAAGAGAGATAAACAAAGCGCACACAACTTTTATAGATTCAATTACTAAACATTCACACAATGGTAGAATACATGCAGATATAAATCAAATACGATCAGATCAAGGTGGAACAGTAACAGGTAGGTTCTCTATGAGCAATCCAAACTTACAGCAAATTCCAGCAAGGCACCCGGAGCTGGGACCGATGATTAGATCTATATTTATAC